GCCCAGGTGCTAAAACTCTCCACCGAGGATTCACCGATCCAATCTTTTGATAGTAAAGATCTGGAAACATGCTTGGGTAATGATGGTCGAGCCTTTCTTGGCTCAACCATGATAAAGGATCCAAATACTGGAAAGCTTGGATCGGTGATCCTACACAACTGCATGAATCGTTCTGCATGCCCTCCGCCAAAAGGCAAAGCCGCCGCAGGTTCGTTAATCTTAGTGGCGTCTGAGGAAATGGTGGCAGATCCAAAAGTTAGCAAAAACATTGAGTCCGCAATCGCTTATGTTGGCGGTCGATGCGAGACACTATTCTCTGGCGTTTACGTGCGCAAGAATGTGCCTGGATTGATTGCGATACTAAGTATGAATGGATTAGCGACATAAGGAAAGCGCCAAATGAAAATCACAAAAACACAACTTAAACAGATTATTAAAGAAGAGCATGATGCTTACAGTATTGAAAATACCCGCGAACGTGGCGACGCAGTGGACATGGCGCAGGAAGTCAGTGAGATCATGAATTCAATGGGGCCCGGTGCGCCTCAGGCAAAGAAGCTTATGACATGATAGTGGACGCTATTAACACTAAGGGAGACCTCGGCAATGTGGCTCAATTCTGGGATACGATGCTTAGTCCGCATGGACCCCTTCTGTATCGAGAAGAAGAAGAAGAAGAAGAAGAATACTAAGTATGAATGGTTTAACCACATAGGAACAACAAAATGAAACTAACACAAAAACAACTTAATCAAATTATTAAGGAAGAGATAAGAGCCGTGATTGAAGAGCAACAGCTTGATGAACTTGGCATTGGTCGAGCGCTTAAGGGTGTCGCCGGCGCCGTGAAAGGAAAAGCGTGGGACAAGATAAAAGGCACTGGTAACCTTGGGCAGACAGTGCAGGCTGAAAAACAAATAACTGCCATGGTCCAAGATCTTGCAGAACAAGGGTATGGAGGTCCCGAAGGCGCCCAGCGATTAGCTGCGACTTTACAAAAATTAGCGGCCGCGGTTGCAAAATCTGCCAAAGCCGATGATCCTACAGCAGGATTTTAGGAACAGGACAAATCAATAATGAAAATTACAACCGAAAGATTACGACAAATTATTACTGAAGAAGTTATTAAAGAGGGGCTTTCACCCGATATAGCTGCACCGGCCATCGCCGCAATGCTTCAAGGAACCGATTCGGCCGCCACTTCCGATATTTTCGGAGCCGTCTTTGGTGAAATGTATGGAGAAGGCGCCCTCGAAGGCGAAGCCGAAAGAATGGCTAGCGCTGAAGAAGAACCGGAAGAAGATTTTCCAACTGATTATCAGCCCGGTGGTGGCGAAGGAGATCGACCCGTGATGGGATTTAAAGAGAGCTTAGCCGAGATTATTGAGGAAGAACTTAATAAAGTTCTTAACGAAGTTCACGGTGCACCCGCACAAGGCGTTCCTTCTGAAAAACAGATAGCGCTCATCCGAGGTCAGATTGGAAACATGAGTTATGAAATTGAAAAAATGCTAATAGCCTTGTTGAATATTGGATATTCTCAAGAGGACATCATCAATATGGCGATTCAGCTGAAAAAAATGGATCCCCACCCTGAAGATGTGCAAGTGGCTGAGCAAAAAAAGAAAAAGGAATAAAATGATGGATGATACAAAAGGAAAATTAGACAGATTAGTTGAGAAGATGATTTCTCGTAAGTTTCTGGTTTGGTTAACAGCCACAGGGTTAATGGCATTTTACGGGCTTGAGTCAAGTGACTGGGTTATGATCTCCGCAATTTACATCGGCGCACAAGGTGTTGTCGATGGTATTGCGAAGATGAAAGGTGCCTAATGTTAAAAGTTGACTGGCTTAAAGTTCTTGGTCTCGCAAAGAAAAACTGGAAAGAAATAATAATAATTATTCTTTTGTTTACAGTTATTGGAAAAATGCATTATGATTATAAACAGCTTGAGTCAGCTTATGAGGTTAGCCAGCAATCTCTTCAAAATCAGATCGAGGGTCTTCGAGCGATTCATACTGAAGAATTAGAAAGAAAAGAACAAGCTTTACGGAACTATCGTCAAGCATTAGATTTATTGGAGAAAGAATATGAAAAAGAACGAGGCGAGATTACGATTGTGGTGGATGAAAGAATTGTTGAAATTGAGACAATCATCGACAACCGGAAGCAATTTACCGAAAACAAAGAAGAACTTGCAGAACAAGTAACAGATACATTCGGATTTCAGTATGTTCCTTAAAGCATTGTTGTTCTCGATGGCAGCTCACGCAGAGCCGCCACAATTTACTATTGTCGGACAAGAGGAACCGGCGCCCTTTGAGGGTGTTTTGTTTAACAAACGCGGAATTGCTGAATTGCTCGTTCTTCCCTTGGAATATAGGTTAGAGTGCGATTTAGAAGTTGAATATCGGATTGATGTACAGGCAACAGAGTTTCAGCTAGAGCGACAGAATTTTCAGATTCGCCTGGATGCGTTGGCTCAGGAATACGATTTGCGCGTTGATCAGAAAGATATTGAGATTACGGCACTACAAGAGGCTCTTCTCGCACAGGCGCCCAATAATAAATGGTGGTGGTTTGTTGGTGGCATCGCCGCCGGCGCCACCACAACTTATGCTGCATACCGAGTTTTTAATGAGCAATGATCCGAACAAGATTGCAGCGGTAGAAAAAGCCATCGCAGAAAAGTATGGCAGCGAAGCCGTTCAGAATCCCAAGGGAAATTGGAACGAGAGCAAAGAGAAAGAGTATCTCCAACAATCCCGAGAGTTTTATAAGAAACAGTATAAAAGCGAAGAGTGGCAAGAAAAAGTAGATGTTAATGGGATTAAGATCTCGAAAAAACTACTTAATAGAGAATCTTTAAAATGTTGTCCTATCTGCGGAACCTTTCCAAAGAAGTCTATGGATGATGTGTGTCTTGTCAAATTTGATTGTTGTAATACTTGCTACATAAAATATGTCGAGGATAGAGAAGAGAGATGGCTAAAAGGATGGAGACCTAATGAAACTAAGTAAAGCGAAATTAAAGAGATTTATTTTAGAAGCTCTATCCGAAGTAGAAGCTCTATCCGAAGCCAATGGAGAAGTAACCGCTCAACGCGCAGCATCGGCTACAGACATTAAGAAGGCACTGAAAGGGAGAGAATCTCAACAAGAAGTTGGCAAACTTGCCCCAAGAGAACGTCAAGTTGTAGGCGCACTGCAAAGCGTTCAAAAAGCAATGGCTCAACCAGGAAACCAAGCAAATCAAAAAGTTGTAATGCTTGTACAGCGACTTATAGATGAGTTGAAGCAAGCAAAAGACATCACTACAGATCAAGGAGAAGGTGGATAATGGCTAAGAAAAAAGAAGCAGCTTCTATTTTAGATATCGTGAGCGGCTTGGCTCAAGCTGCAGCCAATGCATATGATGGCGCGTATACTGAAGATGGAGAACTTTTAGAAGTTGGATTAAAAAGAGAAGAAGGCGATCTTATTCTAGATAAAAGAGTTTTAGATGGATTCGGAGTTGTGTTTTATGGACCCATGATGTGTATTAAATATCATTCAGAAGTTCAGCTTAAAGAAGTATATAATAATGGTTTCGAAACAGAAATTGAGCAGCGCTTGGCTGATATTGCTTCTTATCTTAAAAAAGAATATCGTAAAATTACTGGCAAATCAGTTAGTTTAACCAAAGAAGGCGAAGTAGAAGTTATGGTCGAGAGCACATCTAGAGTGCGAAGCTGGGTAACTGCTAAGATGCACTATAAGATTGGTGGACTAGACAAAGTTGCCGTGGTCGGCGAGTCAAATGTGGATCCGTCCCGCGCCAAACACGAAGCATCTTGGAAAAAATTTGTTGAATTAGGTGGCTGGAAGGGCAAAAGACCGAAGAACGACAGTCGCAAAAAGGAATCTTAAAAAGTGCGCCTTACTAAATCTAAGTTAAGGCAGCTAATTTTAGAAGAAATTAGATTTACTGTAGGTGAAGCAGCCCAGAGATCTGAAAAATATCTTTTTGATAAAATACCTGAAGTTTGTGAATTGCATTATAATGATTTGATTGTAGAAAAAGGCAATTCTGATTATGGTATTCTGGCCGCATATCGCCATTTTACGGAAGGCACCAAAAGCAAAACAAATCGACCATTAAGTGTTGTGTGGATTAAAGAAGAAAACAAGTTTCTTGTTGTTGATGGTTATCATAGATTGGTAGAGTCGTTGTTAAGGGGTCAGAATAAATATTTATGTGAAATAGACTGGACTGGCTCCACAAGCGATTGGTCGCTACCAATATCAGATGATAGGCTAATTTTAGAAGATCTATTCGAATAAAAATCATTAATGAGTTTTCAATTAGACAAAAAACGAAGAGTAAAAGAAATACTTAAGTGTGGAAAAGACCCCTCGTACTTCCTTAACACCTACGCAAGAATATCACACCCATTACATGGGCTTATTCTTTTTAACACTTTCGACTTCCAAGACGAACTTCTTACCGATTTTAATGATTACCGCTTTAACGTTATTCTAAAAGCTCGCCAGCTTGGAATTTCAACGATTACTGCAGGCTATATCGTATGGATGATGTTGTTCCATCGCGATAAAGCTATTCTTGTTATGGCAACAAAGTTCGCAACAGCAGGTAACCTAGTCAAAAAAGTTAAAAGTATTATGCGTAATCTTCCAGATTGGTTGAAAATTGCGACAATTAGTGTCGACAACCGCACATCTTTTGAACTTTCTAATGCATCGTCAATTAAAGCCGCTTCCACCTCGGGCGATGCCGGTCGTTCTGAAGCTCTTTCTCTTTTGGTTCTTGACGAGGCGGCTCACATTGAAAATCTTGAAGAGCTATGGACAGGTTTGTATCCTACATTATCAACCGGTGGCCGATGCATTGCCCTATCTACGCCAAATGGCGTTGGTAATTGGTTTCACAAAACCTGTACAGATGCCGAAGCCGGTACAAACAATTTTAACTTAACCACGCTTCAATGGGATGTACATCCAGCTAGGAACAAAGAGTGGTATAAGAAAGAAACCAAAAACATGTCAAAGCGCCAGATTTCGCAAGAACTTGAGTGTAACTTCAACACTTCGGGAGAAACTGTTATTGATCCAGACTGTATGGCATGGATGCTATCCACCGTTAAAGATCCCAAGTACCGCACTGGCTTTGATAGAAACTTTTGGATTTGGGAAGAATTTGATCCAACTTGCAATTATCTATTAGTTGCTGATGTCTCCCGAGGCGATGGCGCAGATTTCTCCACATTTCATATCATTAAACTTGAAACACTAGAAATCATAGGCGAATATCAAGGCAAGCCAACAATCGATATGTTTGCAAACATGTTAAATAGCGTTGGTAGAGAATTCGGCGGATGTATGTTGGTGGTGGAAAATAACAATATAGGATATTCTGTGTTAGATAAACTTATTAATGAATATCAATATCCGAACGTTTATCATTCTGTTAAGTCTACGCACGAATATATTGAACAATACCAAGCGGAAGTTCACAATTCAGCTGTGCCGGGATTTACCACTTCCATGAAAACGCGCCCTCTCATCGTCGCCAAATTAGAGGAGTTTATCAGAAACAAACTAATTACCATATATTCTTCTCGTATTATTAATGAGATGAAGACTTTTATTTGGAGGAATGGCAAGCCGCAGGCAATGAAAGGCTATAATGATGACTTAATTATGGCGCTAGCTATAGCATGTTGGGTAAGGGATACGGCACTGCAAGTAAATGCGCGAGATTTAAACTATCAAAAAGCTTTTGTTAGCGCAATTTATACCACGAAGACCACCATAAACACTCAAATTAAAGGACAAGAAGGCTACAAAAGAGATGGAATATTTGATAAAATGACTGAAGCAGAGAAAGAGTATGAACAATACAAATGGATTATAAAGTGAGAAACTAAATGCCCCCAAATAAAAACCCTTCTAATAATCAAACAGGCTTATTCAAAGCGTTAACCAGACTATTTTCTGGACCAATAGTTAACTATCGCTCGCAAACGGGCAGGAAGATTAGAAGACAGCACTTAGATAGATTCAGCTCTAGATTCAAATCAGCCTCTGGCCAGCAATTTAAAAAATCACTTTATAATCCTCTAGACACAGTTGCTACAAACGCAATTTCTAACCAGAGGCGCATTGAAAGATATGTCGACTTTGATCAAATGGAATATACTCCCGAGATTGCCTCTACAATGGATATCTATGCAGATGAAATGACTACTCATTCGAATCTTAGTCCGATGCTTAACGTTAAATGTGCAAACGAAGAAATCAAAGCAGTCTTAGAGGTTCTTTATGACAGCATTCTTAACCTTCAATACAATCTTTTTGGCTGGAGTCGCACGATGTCTAAATATGGCGACTTCTTTTTGTATCTTGATATTGACGAGAAATATGGCGTGCAATCGGTGATTGCGTTACCGCCTTCTGAGATTGAGCGCTTAGAGGGACAAGATTCTACGAATCCAAATTATGTTCAATATCAATGGAATTCTGCTGGTATGACATTTGAGAATTGGCAAGTTTCTCACTTTCGTGTTTTAGGAAACGATAAGTATGCTCCTTACGGAACTTCTATTCTTGAGCCAGCCCGTCGTATTTGGCGACAGTTGGTGCTTATGGAAGATGCGATGATGGCATATCGAATTGTTAGATCTTCCGAGAGAAAATTGTTTAAAATTGATGTTGGTGCCATTCCTCCAAATGAAGTCGAGCAATATATGCAAAAGATCGTCTCACAACTTAAAAGACACCAAGTTGTCGATCCCTCTTCTGGCAAGGTTGATTTGCGCTACAACCCCATGTCGATTGAAGAAGACTATTTCATCCCCGTTCGCGCTGGTTCAGCCACAGACATTACTAATCTCGCCGGGGGATCAAACACAACACAAATCGATGATATCAAATATCTTCGCGATAAACTATTCTCAGCACTTAAAGTTCCGCAAGCGTATCTTGCTATGGGTGAGGGAGCAGCAGAAGACAAGACAACTTTAGCGCAAAAAGATCTTAGATTTGCCAGAACAATTCAGAGATTACAAAGAGTCGTTGTAGCTGAGCTTACGAAAATTGGAATTATCCATCTCTATACCTTGGGCTTCAGAGGCGATGACTTATTGGCCTTTAATTTAGCTCTCAATAATCCATCTAAAATTGCAGAACTTCAAGAGATTGAATACTGGAAGTCCAAATTTGATATAGCCGGCTCTGCGACTGAAGGATTTTTCTCTCGTCGCTGGGTTGCAGAACATATTTTTGGGATGTCTCATGAAGAGTTTATGCGCAATCAAAGAGAAATGTATTACGATCGTAAACACGATGCTGCTTTACAACAAGTTGCAGAAGCAGCCGCCGCCGAAGGTGGTGGCGGAGATCTCGGCGCCGACCTCGGTGGAGATCTCGGTGGAGATCTCGGTGGAGACCTTGGCGGAGATCTCGGTGGAGATCTTGGCGGAGGCGAAGAGATGCCAGCAGGAGAAGCCGGCGCCGAAGAGCCCGCCGGCGCTGAAGAATCTGCATTACTCGCTGTACCCCCTGGCTCTCGCAATTCACCAAAAACAGATGGTCGCAACGAAAAATATACTCCCGTAAAAGTAGACAAAAGAAAGTATGAAGGACCTCGGACTAGAAACTATGCCGCTAAGCGAAACAGTGAAATGCACAGCGCATCCCCCCGCTCTTTGTATAAAGGAAGAGAAATTAACGCGATACCACCAATTGCTAAAGGTATTTATGAGGAACAAGAATCTAATTATACTTTAAGAGAGCAGACAGAAGAAAACAAATTATTTCAAATAAACGATTCTATTCGCAGTTTGCTTAAAGGATTAGAAGCTAAAAATTTATTAACGGAGCAAAAGAATGAAGATAAAGCACAATAAAAAAAGAAACACAGCCTTTGTTTATGAAGCTTTGATAGTGGAGGCGACCGTAGCTATCCTCAAAAAAGATCTCAAAAGGCAAAAGGGCGCATCAAATTTAATTAAAAAATATTTTCGACCTGGAAGTACTTTGAGAAAAGATTTAGAATGCTATCGCTCACTATACGAGGAGCAAGATCTCGACAAGCAGGTTTCAAGAAGAATTGTGCATGAAGCAAAATTGCAACAAAAATTATCAGATCCTAAGAAAGTTTTTAATGCCCAGACAGATCTGATTCAGGATATTAATAAAGAATTATCTGCCTCCGTCTTTGCTAATTTTGTACCGAACTATAAATCTCTTGCTACAATTGGGCAGTTATTTTCAGATAGAACCTCTCCTAAATCATTAGTAATTTTAGAAAATCGAATTATCAATGATATGCAGAAATCTAATATTCAACATGTATCAACTGATTTGGTAGATGGTATTGTTTACAAAGCTTTCGTCGAAAAGTTTAACAACAAATATGAACAGGATTTGTTAATCGAACAGAAAGAGTTGCTTACACACTACATTTCTTCTTTTGCAGATAATGCGCTCGGGCTGAAGGTCTTTTTAAATGAAGAAATAGCGAGATTAAAATCAAAGCTTAGCGAAGCTCTTAAGGCACAGGAAATTAAAAACGATACTGAGATGTGTAATAAGGCTAAAAGAATTATTGAACATTTAAATACTTTTGCAAAACAAGATTTTAATGATGAGATCCTAATGACTGTCTTGAAAACACAATCATTAGTTAAGGAAATCTACAGCAATGCCGATTAAGATTCGAATTGGAAAGGGGGCCGATGATGCCTTTGTCCGTCTTGAGATGGACATTCGAAAAAGTATGAGTGGAGATTTAATGATCTTTGATCACGCTGATATCGATATTGTTTTGTCTACCGCAAAAAATAAAGTTATTGCTTTTCCTAAAGAAACAATGAGTGATTTGGTTTATGGAGCGCAAAACAGGTTGTTCACCGAATTACGAAAAAAAGGAGTAATTATATCTGATTCCATCCAAGCCGGCTCGTTTTATGGCTCCATTGAAGCTATAATGGAAACGACGATATCAGAAGACTTAAGCGCCCCAAAGATGGCTCTTATCAATATTTCTAGATTTATTGATGAAGAGCGACCATATTTTGAATCGACCGAAGCTATCGTTTCTATGAAAGATGATGAACTGATTCATCCAGAGAAACCTGATTCTACTGAATTGGGCGAAGTTCCACAAGCAGTTAATCAAGGATCGTTGCAACAAAACTATGTTAGAGATCCTTATTCATTAAACTATATGTATACATTTGAATAGGAAGCCTAAAAATGTCAGATGAGATGAAATTAATAATGGAGAACTGGAATGGATATCTTTTAAATGAGTCCGTTACAGCTGAAGAATATATAAAAAAAATAAAGATTGGTCTCGCGGTGCTTGCTGCAAAAGCTGCTGGTACCGCCGCACTCAAAGCACTTTCCGGAGAATTAGGTCCCCAAGCACTTGAACTGGGTCTTGAAATGGTAAAAACTATTCCTGCGGTTGGTAGTGTTGTGAGCGGTCTTTCTACCCTCTTTAAGAGTGGCAAGCTTGCAGTTTCTGGAATTATGGCCAGCAAGGAAATGGCACAGGCCGCAGGTGCTGTTTTAAAAATTGGCGCCAAATCGTTTGTTGAAATGTCAGATGACAAGGTGGGCAAAAATCCACTAGCGACTTTGTTTAACATTGATGATAAAATGCAAATACCAATTAAAGATGAGGTACTAACAAATTTTGCAGGCTTCATTTTACAATATCTACAGGATGATCCGCAGAGGAGCATTCCAGATCCGGATAGATTTGCAGAGATAATGCTGGCTCAATACATGAAACATAAGGGATATTTTGGAGAAGTAACTCCACCACAAGAATAGGACTATAATGGAACTTTTAACATTTATATTATGCGCCTACGGACTTACACAACTCCTTGTCTATGGCAAGATATTTTCGAGATTAAGACCCAAGAAAGGCAAGCTCGGAGAACTAGCAAATTGTCCTATGTGCATGGGATTTCATGTTGGGTGGATTTTAATGCTACTTTCTCCGTTTACGGAACTATTTAGTTTTGATGTAACTGTCTTTAATCTCTTTCTTTTGGGGGGATTATCCTCGGGCACATCTTATATTTTTAATATGGTCTTTGGAGACCACGGAGTAAAACATGAACACAAGCTGGACTAATAAGTGGATGCTGCAGCCAGTCAGACGATGCTGTAAAGGATCGTAACTATGGGTAAAAAGCTTTTACGAGAATACTATGAACTCTGCGAAGGCGGCGTTTGTCAAGATCTTTTAACCGAAGAGGAAAAGAAATACGTGGCAAACGGCGGCATGATTTTGTCTGGAAAGCTACAAGAATCAGATATTCAAAATGGTAATGGCAGAGTTTATCCTCACTCAGTTTTAATGCGAGAGATGAAGAACTATCAGAAGCTCGTAAAAGAACGCCGAGCGTTGGGAGAACTGGATCACCCCGAGGATTCGGTCATCAATCTTAGAAATGCTTCTCATATGATCACCGAAGTCTGGTGGGATAACAAGTCTGTGATGGGCAAGGTTAAGGTTCTTAATACCCCCTCTGGTAAAATTCTTCAAGAGCTTGTGGGCGATGGTGTTAAACTTGGAATTTCTTCTCGGGGCATGGGCTCCGTTACAGAAAGCGCAGGACAAACGATGGTTGAAGATGACTTTCAGTTAATTTGTTTTGATTTCGTATCAGAGCCATCAACACCGAATGCTTTTATGATGCGAGAAGCGAAAGAATTTAACAATAGAGTGTTTACTAAGGCAGACAGAATTAACAGAGTTTTAAACGATATTTTAGGAGATTTTGAATAATGGATAAAAAAACTTTAAGAAGAATTATTGAAGAAGAAAAGGCGCAGTATAAGCGTAATAAGAAACTTTTAAAAGAGCACAAAAAGCTTGCAGCCCGGAGAGAAGATTTCGAAAGTCTTTTTATCAAGAATTTACTTGAGAACAGAGTGGGGCACCCCATTGACATTAACTCAATTGATGAAGGCGCCTGGGACAAGCTAAAGAGCGGCGTCGGCAAAATGTTTGGTCGCGGCGGTGATGAAGACGAACAAGCACCTCTCGAAGGTGAAGAAGGTGCTGAAGGCGCCGAAGGCGAGGAAGCCGCTGAAGGCGGTGGCGGTGGCGGATATAGTCGCTGGGAAGGCTTTAAGCATTTCTTGGCTAAAGCCGGCTCCTTAGAAAAAGGCGGCTCAATGTTTGGCAGAGGCGCCAAAACCGCAGCAGCCCAAGAAGAACTACAAAAGGCGCTTGACGCATCTGCTGATCAGGGCGTGCAAGATCTTGTTAAGGGCCTAAAAGATAAGTATCCTGGCTGGCCAAATACCAAAGGTACCGAAGAGTTTAAAGCCGCTGCGCTTGAATTTGGTGAATTGTATGATTCTGTTAAGGACGCAGCCGCCTCCGGAAAATATGATCCTGTCGCAGCAAACAGCATTATTAAGGCACTACGACAAGTTGTTGAATATGCTCGCGAATATGAACTAGCTGATGTTTACAAGCATACTAACGAAAATCGAAATTGGAACGCTAAGCCATTAACCGAGCAAGAGCTGATGACTGAGATCAACGTTGGTGCTGCCTTCGATATTTGGAATATGGTTAAGAAAGGGCGCCAGACGGTCAGGCAAGTCCAGAAAGGCAAGCGCATGTATGATAAGCTTGCAAGAATGCAGGGAAGAAAAGAGGATAGAGGGGGATCCCTAAACCGTAGGCAATCTGATGCCCAGGAGCGCTTAGAAGACGCCGGCTTTGGTGACGATGCATCCGAAGGTCAGTTGATGTCTGACGCGGAGAAACAAGGCAGACGAGAAGCACCCCCCTCTGATGATGAGCCAAGAGTCGCGGAACCGTACGCGGATCCCCGCATTCCCGATGCCGGTCCCCAGATCGACCGCGGCGGCGAGTCAGAACAGGCGGGTTATGAGGATGAATATGGCGAGTCAGAACAGGCGGGTTATGACGATGACGATGGCGGTGGCGCCGAGAAAGTTAAACAAGCCGGCGCAGCTGCTAGCGGTGCTACCGCTGTAGGACAAGCCGGCGCTGGATTATCTACTGCCACTATGTTAGGAATTGGCGGCATAGCCACTGGAGTTGTAGCACTCGCTATTGGAAGATGGAAGATGCATAAGTCTTCACGTACCCAGCAATTAGGCGATCTTCTTAACATGCTGGAACCCCTTCCAGAAGCCGAAGAGGCGAAATCTCCGCTCAAGGGAGGACCCCAGGAAATTCCACCACGCACTAAGGGCGAGGAAGAGCCCCCAGACACAGTTGATCCTGTGACCGGAAACCCAATTGAAGGTCCAACTCCGGGACCAGACATTAATCGCCCTGTCGGACCTCTGGTCACTCCAGTCGACCCTCCTGGGATTGATGAACCTCCTGGACCGCCCATAGGCACACCAACTCCTCCTGGGATTGATGAACCTCCTGGAGTACCAACTCCTCCTGGGATTGATGAACCTCCTGGACCCGAGGTTCCCCCTGCAATAGCGGCAGCCCGGGGTGACATTTATGTATTCCGGGGTAAAGCTGGCAAGGGCATGCAATCACAATTCGCGAAAGGCGGTATTAAGGGCAAAGATATGAGTCGAATGCTAAAAGGTCTCCGTGCTGATTTAACCTCTGCCGGATTTAACGTTCTTGAAGAAGCAAAGAGAGAGCGTATCACCCTCGTACAAACACTTGAGGCTCTAGAACAAATTGAAGATCCGACTCAGAAAGAATTGGCGAAGGCTGCGATTGTTCAAATGCTTAGACAACACAAGGTCGTACTAGATCCTCAGTCCAGCATGGCTCTTCGTCCTGCACAGGGCGAAGAGGGCGAAGCACCTCCGGGGCCCACCCCTCCTGGTCCTGAGACGCCTCCCGGTCCTGAGACTCCTGGCGGCGACAAGGAAGAAAAATGTCCGCCCGGAAAGCAGCGCAATCCTGCAGGCGCCTGCGTGCCTTTTGGAACTCCTTACAATCCGCCGCCCGGCGAAGAAGAAGGAGCCCCAGAAAAGTGTGGAGAACGCGAAGTTCCGGACGGTAAGGGTGGCTGTAAACCCGAGTCCATATTTGCAGCTAAAAAGCGTCATGAAAAAGAGATCGGCGGTCCGGTCGGCTACGAAGAACAGGTATCTCGACATGCCAATATGCTTGAAGAAGGTCTAACACTTGATCGTTGGGCTAAGATTGCAGGAATCATCAAGGGGTGATGCATGAAGAAAGCCGACTTAAAACAATTGATCAAGCCTCTCGTAAAAGAATGTATACATGAAGTCCTTCTTGAAGAAGGGCTTCTATCTAATGTTGTTGCTGAGGTTGCAAAAGGAATGCGGGGTAATCTTATAGTTGAGAGTGCACCAAAGACAAAGGTGATAGATAGTTCACATATCCAACGTAAGGCTGACCAATCGAGAGTCAAGATAAAAGAGCATCGCGCTAAATTAATGAATTCTATTGATTCTGATGCATATAATGGAATTGATTTATTTGAGAATACGCAACCCAGCGCTAATAACGAACCAGACCCGGGTCTCCCTAATATTGGTGATGCTGGTAATGCTGGAATTGATATATCGTCAATGATGGGAAACGCATCTCAGATTTGGAAGGCAATGAAATAGGTATATAATGGCAAAAAAAATAAACACTCAAGTTACATCTCGCGAATGTAGAGGCAATCATGAGAAAATGATTCGAAAATTTATGAAGAAAGTAAAGAAGAACAGAATTATAGAAGAAATAAAAGATCGTAAATATTATAAAAAACCCTCTATTGCTAAAAAAGAAAAAAGGCTTCGAGCTGCAAAAAAACGCTTAAGAGAACAGCAAAAAATAACAAGAGCGCAAGAAAGACGTAATAGAAGAAATTAATGACTATTTATATTAAGCACAACTAGGAGATAAAAAATGCCCGACCCAGGAGAAAGATGGCCCTCACCGGGACTACGAAACGTTGGCTCATACCAAGTTTCAGGACATCCATTTATAACAGGATCGACCAATTTAGATGAAGATAAAGTTCATATGATTGAATTTCCGTTTGTCTGTAAATCTTTCACTGTTATAAACACAAATAGCAGCGGTGATTTAAGGTTACATTTTCAGAGCGGCTCAAATGTGGCTCCGATAACGGTTCCCGGTGATGCCGGCGCCGCAACAATTGCCACTACAGATGATGTTCTCGCCGGGTTTCACTTTATTTCAATCCCTCCCGGTAACTCTTCCTTGACAATGGACTCTAAGTGTCATCGGATATACATTTCTCGACCTAATGGTGACGGCGATAATGCGACCTATGAAGTTTTTGCAGAATTAACAAACATCAGTGTTGGATCGATGTACGAGCTTACCGGCTCGGGCGTAACGGAGAAGGCTTAATAAATGGGTGCGTTTAAACCAAGCAATACAGTTTCAACAACAATTACTACCGACGACTTAGAGGTCGATTCCGGAACTCTGTCAATCGATGCAACAAATAATCGTGTTGGAATTGGAGATACCGTTCCTGGTACGCAAGTTCAAGTCAAAGGAACCGCACCATACCTCACAATTCAAAATTCAACGGCTGAAAATTCAGACGGTGGCTGCGAAGGTAAGATTATTTTTGAGGATCATGCAAATGCTTCTCTTGCTGTAATTCAAGGCAGTCATGATGGAACCGCTAATGACACTAAGGGCGATTTGATTCTGTCAACTCACAACGGAAGCTCACTAGCAGAAGCTATGAGATTAGATTCTGCCCAATTAGCGACTTTTGCCGGAAGAATCATCACCGATGATGCAACCGAGGCAACCACAACAACGGACGGCTCACTTCAAACTGACGGTGGACTTTCGGTTGCTCTGAGCGCAGTTATTGGTGATGACTTGGATCTGATATCAGATGGCGCCATCATTAATTTTGGCGTCAACAAGGAGATTGTCTTAACTCATGTGCACGATACTGGACTAACCCTCGAATCTTCGGCAGCTAGTACGCCAGTATTTGAAATCAAAAACACAAATAATGGCGCCACGGCTGGAATTCTTAAGTTTAATAATACAGAAGCCGGCAACGACGGCGCCGATGCCGACGATCTTGGTAGTATTACTTTTTGGGGAAATGACGATGGAACACCGAGCGCTCAACAATACGCAGGAATCCTCGCAGAAATTTCAGATGCATCTTCGGGCACCGAAGGTGGAAAACTAAGCCTTCAGGTGGCAGAGCATGATGGTACCGTTACCACTGGCCTCTTGCTACAAGACGGCGATGCAGACGGCGAAATCGATGTAACTATCGGAGCCGGCGCAGCATCTATTGTTACCGTGCCGGGCGTCCTGTTTTTAGACGGCTCTTCTAGCGAAGCGTTGAGAATCAATAAAGCTGATGGTGATACGAGAGAGATTGTTCTTGAAAACGATGGGGCAGACAAGGTTAGTATGTATATGAATTCCGCAGAGCACTTCTTTATAAGGCAAGAGGTCGCTGCGAATGATATAATCCTTCGTATGAATACTACAAATGTTTTGCAGCTTGATGGCTCTGAAGCTCAGGTCAATATTGCATGGCCAGTTGAGGTCGCAAATGCTTCTGATGGCGGCACCGCCGCTCTTTTAATTGACAATGACGACACTAACCAAATTGCCTTAAACATTGAGGCTGCAAATATTGACGCAGCCGCGGTGAATATTACGGCTGATGCTCTTACAACATCAACGGGTATCGCGCTTTCTGTTGACGGGCTAACAAGTGGTAAGGGGGTTGATGTAACGTGCAGCAACAATAGTTTAAATGGCGGAGTGATGATTAATGCAGCCTATAGTGGAACTTCTACAAATAATCAGGCTGTACTTAAGTTGACTAATGATCACGCGAGTGCAACAGGCACATCGTTGATTAATCTGGATCAAGATTCTACCGGTCCTTTGATCTATGCTGCCTACGGAGCTAATGGTTCGGCGATGCAGCTTAAAGTTGCAGAGCAGGAGGTAACATTAGCTACTGGCGCCACAACTACAGATGTTAGTAGCTTCTTCCCAGCCGGCTCGGTTCCAATTGCTATCGGCGGAAGAGTGACAGTTGCATTAACCAATAATGCGTTTATTACCAAGGTAGGAACGACTGCAGATGATGACATGTTCACAGCAAATGCATTTACTGATGGACAAATTGAGGCAGCAGATGCTACTTTTGTTCTGTTCTCAAATAATGCGGGAACAACGGTGTTTCCAACTGCTGGAGATCTCCGAATTACTCACAATGCCGCGGCGTCCGGAGGCGGAAAGGTTAGGCTAGCCTTATATCATTGGTTAATTTCAGCTCCGACTGGATAATACATTTTACCATTTCTTAATGCCTCTTATCGGTTCAGCTTCTATTTATAGTGAAGAGGAATATTAAATGGTGATAAGCAACGTAATAAATACTCAAAATCTTAAGAGGTTGCTCTAATATGGCGAATTTTGGATGGGCATACATTAACGCAGCAGGGCTAAACCTGCCGTCGAACGCTACCACTTTCACTGCCAATATGAACGCTTCGATCCCTGCAAGCTACAATGCCGTTTTATATGGGCCAATAATTATTGCTTCTGGCGCTTCGCTGGTGGTCAATGCCGGCGCCACTCTAAAGATTATAGATATTCAAGATGTAAATTCATGCTGCACATAAAATCAGTTTAAAGAAGGAAACCAACAATCATGTCGACAATTTATGTAAATAACATTTTACCAACAACGGGAGATACTACAACTGTTTCCGGTTCTTTTAAAGTTACTGGCTCTATGCAAGTCACTGGTAATGTTTATATGGCTGGTAATTTAACTGTTGAGGGTACAACAACTACCGTTAATAGCACCGCTGTCAATATTACCAGTTCGCTTACCTTTGAGGGGCCTGCAGACGCGCATGAAACTACTCTTCATGCTGGTGGTGACGGGACAGGAGCTGCTCCCGGAGCTGATACTACTATTTACCTGCCGGCTATGAGTGCTGGTAGCTATTATCTGCCTGTTTTGGCGGTAGCAAGCACAACCGCAGTTTCCTCAACTCCCGCAGAGCTTAATTTGCTTGATGGTTCCTCCGCTGGAACAGTTGTTAACAGCAAGGGTGTTATTTATAGTTCAGCTGGTGCTGTGTATACATCTATAATTGATGGCGCCGCGACTGTTACGCTTTCAGGATCAACCGATGTTAGAGTTGAAAACGATCTTCGACTCGATAGCGACTCTTCTGTATTGTCAATGGGTATTGGCAATGATGCTACTTTAACACATGACGGCACAACTGGTCTCACAATTGCTGCAACGCCGGTTTCTGTTAATTCAACTGGCAATCTAACACTAGACTCCACCACCGACATCGTGCTTTCTGGTTCCTCAGAAGTTAGAGTAGAGAATGATTTACGACTTGATAGTGATTCCGCTGTATTTTCAATGGGCGCCGGGGATGACTTCACAATTACTCATGATGGAACAACAGGCGTAACAATCAAGGGAGACCCGATTGTTCTACAAAAGGCGGCTACTACAGCTGGTGCGCACCAAGAAATAATGAGATTAGAGATTAAAGACGAAGGCGTTGACATGAACATTGGCAATGGTCCTGGGATTGATTTCTATGTTGGTGAAACTGGTGGTTCTAATTACGGTGGTACGGTGGCAGTCATTCGCGAAGTCGCTAGTGATGCTGATTCTGATGCCGCTATGGTTTTCCATACTGCAACTGATGATCAAGTGCCAAGCACTGATCGTGAAAGAATGCGCATTACTAGCGCTGGAAAAGTCGGAATTGGACTTACTTCCCCCAGTACTGCACTAACCGTTTCGGGTTCGATTACTCTTGCTGAGCAAGCCGCAGCTGATAGCGATACAGCGGCACTTGGTCAGCTTTGGGTCAAAAACACCACGCCAAACCAACTATATTATACAACAGATGCCGGCGACGATATTCAGATCACGTCCGGTACCGGAATGGCTTTCGTCGGTGACATCACTGGCGTGACAGCAGGCACTGGACTTTCGGGAGGAGGCACCAGCGGAACCGTTAGTTTAGCTGTCGGCGCCGCCCAAACAACTATTACTTCTATTCTTGCAACCGATGTTAAAATTGGCGAAGATGATGAAACAAAGATTGATTTTGAAACTGTTGATGAAATTCATTTTTATGCAGCAAATGTTGAACAAGTTTATGTGGCTGATAATATATTTGGACCACAGTCTGATAGCGACGTTGACTTAGGAACAACAGGCGTTAGATGGAAGGATGCTTTTGTAGATTCGGTTACTGTAACTGCCAACGTATCCGTTGGCGATGATTTGCTTCTTGCTTCTGACTCGGCAATTCTTTCTTTGGGCATCGGCGCAGACGCAACTTTAACACACGATGGCACAACCGGACTAACAATTGCTGCAAATCCAATTTCCATTGATGCTACTGGTCAATTGCATCTTAGCACAACCCTTGGTGATATCAGGCTCCAGGACGGCGGGGTAGATCAGATTGGATTTGATTTAGATGGAACCTCCGGTGTTGTTGTTATGAAGACCATGGTCGATACTGATGATCTTGTGTTTCAACAGTATGATGGAAATGAAGTAATAAGAGTCGCAGACGATAGAAGGCTATACTTTTATGATAAAGGTGGCGAATACATTGCCGGCGATGGTAGCCACCTCACCCTAACTGCCGGCGGATTTGTTAAAGCAGCCGGCGCCTTCTCTGGCTCAAGCACCGCTCATGTTGTTGGTGCCACCACTCTTGGAAGCACACTTCAGACAACAGGTTCTGTTAAAGTAGGAACTGCAGCCGGCTCGGGCGCTGATGCCTTTCTTTATACAGCCGGCACGGCAGCTCACGTAGGTATTCAATGGGATGCTGACGGAAACACCGAGGGAATGTTAATTGGTGGGGCCGACGATCATGGTGTTGATTTTAAATTCTTCGGTGAAACATCTGGCAAATATATTCACTGGAACATGGCGCGTGATGAATTAGTCTTAGCCGCCACAACAAAGCTTAATTTTCATGATGACAGTTCTGGTGGTGGAGAACACATTTTCGCCTCCGCAAACGGACACCTTGAGGTCAATGCCGGCACAACTCTTGATATGACGGCACCAACTGTTGACGTTAATGCTTCAACAGCAGTCACGCTTGACACCCCCTCCGTTGTCATTGCATCTGCCACAGCTAGCAAGCCACGTTTAGAACTCAAGAACACCACCAATGATACAAACAGTGCCATTTTACGCTTCGTTAAAGATAAGGGCTCCGCGGGCGCCGCTAATGATAATGTGGGAATAATTGAATTCTACGGCGATGATGCAAGCCAAGATCAGGTGCTATTCGGACGCATTAGAACACGTGTTGCCGTGCACACCAATGGACAAGAAGGCGGTAAGATGCAATTCGCAGTCGCCTCTCACGACGGAGAATTACAGCCCGGCTTAACTATAGGCGACGGCGATGCAGAGGACGAAGTTGATGTTACAATTGGTAACGGCGCAGATTCTCTCACCACAATTGCAGGCGACTTAGATATACCAAATGGCGGATTTGCTCTGGGATCGGATGCATCTGGTGATATGTATTATAATAACTCCAGCGGTGTTTTAACCAGAGTCGCTGTTGGTAGCGATAATCATGTACTTACATTAGATGGTGCAGTTCCCGGATGGGAAGCTGCTAGTGCCGGCGCGGTATCTGCTGTTGCAAACGGCGCGAACAACAGAATTGTAACATTTAGCTCTTCAGATGCGCTAAATGGCGAGGCAAATCTCACGTTTAATGGCTCTGCTCTTGGTCTGGTTGGCACCTTTTCTGGCTCAAGCACTGCTCATATTGTTGGTGCTACCACGCTCGGCAGTTCGCTTCAGACAACAGGTTCTGTTAAAGTAGGAACTGCCGCCGGCTCTGGTGCTGATGCTTTCCTTTATACTGCCGGCACTTCAGCGCATGTAGGCATCCAATGGGATGCAGATGGCAATACTGAGGGAATGTTAATTGGTGGGGCCGACGATCATGGTGTTGATTTTAAATTCTTCGGTGAAACATCTGGCAAATATATTCATTGGAACATGGCGCGCGATGAATTAGTCTTAGCCGCCACAACAAAGCTTAATTTTCATGATGACAGTTCTGGTGGTGGAGAACACATTTTCGCCTCCGCAAACGGACACCTTGAGATCAATGCCGGCACAACTCTTGATATGACGGCACCAACCGTTGATATCAATGCTTCAACTGCGGTTACAATTGATGGTCCTTCCGTAGTCATTTCCAGTGCAACCTCTGAGAAGCCTAATATCGAGATCAAAAATACAAACGCTGATGCCAACGGATCCTCGCTACAGTTCACTAAAAACGGTAGCAGTGTAGCAGATAACGATGTCATTGGTAATATAGCGTTTGTTAGCGAAGACGATGGTGACAATGTTCATATGTATGCTGCGGTTGTTGCCACCGTCGCAGATATGACCGGGGGCTCTGAGGGTGGTAGATTATCGTTTAACGTTGCAGAGAATGACGGCACAGTTACTTCCGGCTTAGTACTGCAAGACGGTGATGCAGACGGTGAAATTGACGTTGCGATTGGAAGTGGTCCCAGTTCTGTTACGACCATCGCTGGTACTGTTAATCTTGGGACCGACGCTGATGGCGTGGACAGAACAGTTATTTTTGGACACAGCACCCTCAAGACCATTATGGGAATTGACGATAGCGCTGACACCTTTATCATCAACACAGACGCTGCTTTTGATGGCACTGTCGCAAACAACTCGCTGTCAATTGATGCCAACCACAAGATGATCGTTGGTGGTCAAATTAGAGCATCAGGTTCTATCCGCGAGCACTATGCTCAGTATGAATCCACCTCCGCCGACGAGAGAAGTGTTCCGATGCATATTGTTGGTGAGTCCACCCTCGCCAATTTGGACTCTGTTCATTCTTTTGTGGCGCCCTTCGATGGTCGATTTGCAAGAGCGTATATAAGAACCCAAAATGCTCAAGATGCAAATGTTACCTTCCGCATACTCAAGATAGCCGCCGGCGCCGATATTGCTACATGGGCTTCATCAGACGAGATCGAACAGGTAGTGGTATCTCAGGGGGGCGCCCATGCCGTGGGAATCTACAACACAAGTGGCTCTGCACACTGGGTTGCTGGGGATGCCATTGCATTCACTGTGGACCCTGTGAACAACCCTGGCAAAGTGAACGTAACTTTAATTTGGGAATATGATACTACAGGATTCTGATAGTAATAATATAATGCTTTTTCGACGTAGGAACACTATTTATTTTGAATTAGTATTTTTTTAGGAGCACCTGTATGTCTAGTTTATTACAAGAAGCAATAGTAGATGCAAAAGCGCTGCGCGAGACAGCGTTAAAAAATGCAGAAGCTGCGATCGTTGAGAAGTATTCTGATGAATTTCGTAAGACATTAGATCAGCTTTTAGAACAAGAAGATATTTTTACTGACGATCCCGCTGCAGCAGATCCCGCTGCAGCAGATCCTGCAATGGGAGCCGTCGAAGAAGAAGAAGAGCCAGAAGAGATCGTAAAAAATATTCCCCTGTCTTCAACCGATGGACTTTCTAATGAACAAGGTCAAAATTTAAGCTCATTGCCTGACCTAGGTGACCCAGTTGAATTCAATGTGGATCTAGATACACTACAAGAGGCTATTAACGCCCTAGAAGAACAATTAAGCGAGTCCGAAGAAATTGAAATCGATCGGTCGGAGCTTATAAATATTCTCTCGGAAGAAGACGATGACACCGTTAGCGTTTCCGATGAAGATTCGACTGGCGAAGAAGAAGAAGAAGAAGAAGCCTCTGGTTATGGCGGCACCGATGAGGGGCTGAATATTACTGATGAGGTTATTGACTCCATCGTAGAAAAGCTTACCGTCGATATGGGCGCCGATTTATCAGGTTGGGCCGGTCGAGGACAATACGACATGAAATGGGAAATGGAGAAAGAGATGGCTCATCGCCGAAGTACCGAAGTCGAAGAAGAATTAAAAGATTTAAAGAAAGCTCAAGAAGAGTTAGTTTTCGAAAATAAACAACTCAGTGAGCAAAACAAACAATATAAGCAAGCAACTAATGAGCTTAAAGAGGGTCTACAAAATATAAACCTTTCTAATGCCCGCTTGCTTTACACGAACCGTGTATTAAGAAATACCTCCTTAAATGAGCGACAAAAAGATAGAATTGTCGAAGCTATTTCGCGTGCTGGTTCAGTTACAGAAGCAAGGACAATTTTTGATACGCTTCAAAGCACAGCGCAGTCTACACCAAAACGTGGACCCCAATCGCTGAGCGAGGCAATTAATCGTCGTTCTAGTTCCACTGTAATTCGTGCTTCTCGTAAAGAGAGCACACCTTCTGATCCTTTCCAAGAAAGGATGAAGAAACTAGCTGGAATAAAATAAACATAAAATCATTATATAAAAGGAGGTGATAATTATGTCAGGAATCGTTGAAAGATTAACGGAAGGTATCGTTAATCGTGATATGCGCACCGAAGGTCACGCTTTGTTAACAAAGTGGGAGCGCACAGGACTCTTAGAGGGTCTTGGTAGTGAACGTAAAAAAACTGGAATGGCTCGGCTGCTTGAAAATCAGGCTAAAGAGCTTCTCCGCGAGGCAGTGAGTATGAGTGCTGGTGATGTTGAAGGCTTTGCCGCCGTCGCATTCCCCATCGTTCGTCGTGTCTTCGCAGGCTTAATTGCTAACGATCTCGTTAGTGTTCAGCCCATGAGTCTCCCCTCGGGACTCATTTTCTTCCTGGACTTCGTTACGTCTAATGACGTAGGTGATGGTGGTTCGGGTGGGCTCCCCCGTTTGGGATATGGCTCTACTGCAGAGTCTCTCTACGGTGGTGGAGTCGTTGGTGCCGCACTGACAGGCGGTGTGAGTCTTTCCGGTACTAGTGCTGAGGCTGGTCCTTATGCATTAAATAACGGTTATGCTTCCGCTACTGGTTCTGCAACAATTAGCGCCAAGTCATGGAATGTTGGTTGGGTTGTTGTAGCCTCCGGTGTTGTTGGCAGAGATGCAGCAACTGCTCCTAACTATCAGACTCAGGCACAGCAGGATACCCTTGATAAGCTTTGTCAGTTTGACCCAGATCTTTCTGGTTCAGCTGCCGTTGCTATCGAGATTACAGGTTCTACTACTGGAGATCTTGATCAGTTGGCTATCCAGAATCTTGTTGGTATGCAGGTTCACGCAACCACTAGCGACACTGCTATTCTAAATGCATGCACGCTTGTTCGTCGGTTGACTCAGGTTAGCACTGGTTCTAATGAGAACGATCCAAGCTCTGCTAATTACAAGATGGTCCTTGTCTTCACTCAGAAGAGTGGCGCTGTGGCTCTAGATGTCGGCAGTACTACCGATTATGGAATGCTCTCGGCTCTTACTGGTGTGGTGGATTCAGGTCGAGTTAATCTTCGGTTCCCAATCGATGATAACTTTGCAACGAGCAACGCTTTAGGTTCTCTTAAGGGTGCCACAGCGTGGGGTCTTGAAGAAGAGCCTCGGATCCCCGAGATCGACATCAAGGTGGATAGCATTGCTGTTACCGCTCAGACCAAAAAGCTTAAGGCTAAGTGGACTCCAGAGTTAGGACAGGATCTTAACGCTTACCACAACCTTGATGCCGAGGTCGAGCTTACCAGTATTCTGTCTGAGCAGATTGCCCTTGAAATCGATCGTGAGATCCTTGGCGATCTTGTTCGTGGTGCTACCGCCGCTACAATGTATTGGTCTCGTTCTCCCGGCTTGTTCGTTAATCGTACAACCGGCGGCGAGATTGGTGCTAGCTCTGCTGCTCCCGATTTCACGGGTACAGTGAGCGAGTGGTATGAGACCCTCATTGAGACAATCAATGATGTGTCGGCCCAGATCCACAGGAAGACTCTTCGTGGTGGAGCTAACTTCGTTGTCTGCGGACCCGAAGTTGCTAACATCCTTGAGTTCACTGCCGGATTCCGTGCCATGGTCACGTCTGATGACGAGAAGGGTTCCATTGGAGCTGTTCGCGTTGGCAGCCTTTCCAAGAAGTTTGATGTGATGGTAGACCCCTACTTCCCACGCTCACTCGTCTTGGTTGGTCGACGCGGATCTTCTTTCCTTGAAAGCGGATATGTGTACGCGCCTTATGTGCCACTGCAGACCACACCTACTATCTTTGGACCAGAGGACTTCGTGCCCCGTAAGGGAGTCATGACTCGTTATGCCAAGAAGATGGTTCGTCCCGATATGTATGGCTTAGTTGTCGTTCGCGGACTCCTTGGTGAGGCTGGCGCAACTAGCTAAACCTTAGTCGCAATATAAATGTAAAGCCTCCGTCTTTTGACGGGGGCTTTCGTTTGTCTGAAACTACTTATAGGCAGTGAACAAATAGTTCACACCAAAAGTTATCGGGTAGACTTTGAGCTACCCCCTAGTATTGCTGAAATAAACCAATACAGGGACATGATTATAAAGGGAGGGTTTTTAACTATGGGTACAAAAAGAGTGGGTCTCGCACGAATCGAGGCATTATTAGAGGGCTTAAAGAGGGATATAAATCTCGTGGATGCAACACTGACAAACTGCACCATTACAACGACTGTAGAGCCTACTTTCACGTATTGGGATGCAAACGCCATCGGCAGCTCTATCGGCGACATCGGACGTTATTATCTTGAAGAACATTTTCTCCAGTGTCCGGGACTCAATGCTGTCCTAGCTACCTCAGAAGATGCAGCCAATACTTTAATTCATAATGTAGCCAACAAAAACTTCGAAGTACTCGGCACCAATATGACGACTGCTTTAGTCACATTCGATGCCGGCGCAAATACAGTCGGCCGCGCAGGAATTACAATAACGGGAGCCGGCGCCGATCAGGACCAATCCATCATCCTGCCACACCTGGACACCAAACAGACTGCATGGACAGCCGTTAAATGGGGTACCGAAAATTCAGTGGAGTGGGAATGTAGTATTTCCACGAATGCTATCGACAACCAGAAAGTCTGGGCAGGTTTGAAGCTGACCAAGGACCAATTGGCCATCACTGATGCTAACTCAGTCTGGTTCTGCTACAACACAGACGCGACCAACGGTCAGACTCTTTCCACCACCGACAACACGGCTATGGCAGTCGACGGTAGTGGCATGGGATGGCATGTTGTTTACTCAATCGCTGATGTATTTTACACAACTCGCTTGGATCTTGCTGTCGCAGCAAACACAACGTATCATCTTAAGATTGTTATCGACTCGGACCGGAAGGCTTCCGTCTTCGTTAACGGAACTCAATATGGATTAGTTAATGACAGTGGACACACAAGCACCAACTCTGGTACCGATAACGCGTTATGGGGTTCAAGCAATGTTGTTGTTAATGGCGCCTCTGGCGGATCTACTTCCACGGTCCCAATCGCTATAACCGTCGATGGAACAACCGCGCTGACTGCTTTTAAAGCTGACGATTATGTCTATGTTGCCGACACTGCCGTTCCGATTGGCATTGTCCAATCAGTTGACAGTGCTACTCAGATCACATTGAAGACGCTCGACGCTACAGTTGCAAATGATGTTGAGTTGTTCAACTACGGTCAGCCAGCATATAGCTCTACATCGAAGTCTAAAGCACTTACTAATGATATCGACCTTATTCCTTATATCGGAATTGAGGCAGGCGCCGCAGCCGCTGAGGCCCTCGATGTTCATTATATAGCTATGAGTCGCCTTATCAACGAGTAAACTAGAACATAGTTTATAAGCGATATGAAACCCCCAGCCAATTGGCTGGGGGTTTCCTTTATCTGGTAACTATTTATTATAACCATTGGAGGAATAATGGAAAAGAAAGAGGTACCAACCCCTGCCGAAGATAACCGCATACCAATTGAAGGGCGGAGCATGTTTCATACCAAGCAAAGAATAGAATTTTTAGAAGCCGAAGTAAGAGAAATACAAGATAAATTTACTATAGAAGCGCGAGTCCAAGAAGTAGAACAACTGGTCAAAATGCTTTTAGAGGCGCACAAAAACTTGTTAGACAATTTCCGCGAGTTAATACAAGTTGTTGCTGAACCGCAGGAAGAATAAAAAACACCGATCTGTCATTTTTTTCGCCCGTAATTTTTTGAGATTTTCGTTTTTTTAGACTAATTACTATACAAACCAGGAGTTTTTTATGGGCAAGAAAAGAAGACTAAAATCCGCCAAAGCAAAATTTAACGTAAAACACAGCAATCACCCGAGAGCCAAGTTTTTGGCTCAAATGATGCCAAAAACAGTCGAACCTGAAGTTGTTGAAGAACCGACGCCCGCGCTGGATTTAAAAGTTGAAGAAATCGCTCCAGAACCGAAATTAACACAGAAAGCAGCCGAGACCCCAACTTTAACTATACCTACAACGCCCAAGCCCAAGTTGAAAACGGCAAAAGCCAAGAAAACTACAACTTCACCGCGAAAAAGATCTACTTCAGCCAGAAAAAGAGCACCAAAAAAGAACACAACCACCACCCCTGCGCAAAATAGTTAAATCTTTGCAAACACACCCTAGCTTGTCTGGGGTTTTGTTTTATCAGAACTAATTATTGTAGGAGGACTGTTTATGCCCACTGATTTAAGCCCAAAGTCAACAACTAGCGCCGTTATATTACCAGCAACCGGAAACCTTTCAGATGGAACCGGAGACGATGTTAAAAATGGTGTTGTTTTTGGTATGTATACTGGCTCATACGATTTCATTAGTGGGGCGTCTGATCAAGTATCTTATGTTTATAGAAAGCTTGGCGGCGATGTTGTTGATATTGAATTAGCCGTTTCTAATGTTTATGCTGCCTACGAAGAAGCAGTGTTAGAATATTCCTACATCTTTAACTTGCATCAAGGAAAAAACGTATTATCCAATGTTTTGGGAAATGCGACCGGCGCCTTTGATCACAATGGTCAGCTTAGAGGAGGAGATGACCTCAGCGGTTCCCATGTTCAACTTAGATACCCTAGATATACCCTGGGATACTCTCGCCGCGTTGGAGACGCCGCTGCAGCCGCCGGCGGCTTTGGAGGTACCTTGCGTCAATATTCGGGTTCCTTTCAGCCCAATAGCAGCATACAAGATTATGATTTGCAGAAAATTGTTGAAGATGCCTCTTCTTCCGGCGTGGATGATTCCGGTCAGGCAGTAGATTTTTCTGGAAAAGTTTCAGATCTGCGCATTTATATAACGAAAGTTTTTTATATGTCTCCGGCGGCAATGTGGCGCTTTTACGGCTATTATGGAGGCATTGGCGTGGTAGGAAATTATTCAACATATGGTCAATATGCCGATGATTCAACTTTTGAAGTTATTCCAACATGGCAAAATAAATTACAAGCTGTTATGTATGAAGATTCGTTATTTACGCGAACTTCTCACTATTCATACGAGATCATCAATAACAGACTAAGACTGTATCCTAATCCGAGTTATTGGGACTTCGGCGCCTTAGATAGGATTTGGTTTAGATTTTATATTGACACGGATCCATGGGAAGAAAACGATGACTACCGATCGGGTGTAAAGGGCATCAATAATCTTAATACATTGCCGTTCGATAATATACCTTATGATCGTATTAATGCGATAGGGAAACAATGGATTCGAAAATATTCTCTTGCTTTATGCAAAGAAATGCTTGGTCAAATTCGAGGCAAATTTACGACAATTCCAATTCCTGGCGAAAGCGTAACCTTGAATCACGCCGAATTACTCTCTCAGGCAAAAGAAGAACAAACCACGCTTAAAGATAAATTGATGGAAGTTCTAAAAGAGACCGAGTACGCGGCTCTTGCGAAACAAGATCAGGAGATTGCAGACGCCGCAGCTAGCGTTATTAAGATTACTCCGCTGCCAATTTTTGTAGGATAAGTTAAAATATGGGTAACGAATGGAAACAGCCAGAAACTCCGCCTCCTCCTCTCTTTCTTGGGAAAAAGGAGCGAGATCTTGTAAAACAAGTAAATGATGAATTAATTGAGAAAGTCATTGGACAGCAGGTTCTTTATTATTCAATTGATTTGAAAACTACTAAATTTCATGAGTTATATGGGGAGGCTATAGAAAAAACGTTTTTACCGCCGATTAGAGTATATGCGTTAGTCGAATACACAGATTTTTCGACTGAATATATGGATGGTTTTGGCATCGATAAGACTTGGGAAGTATTGATACATTTTCACAAAAGAAGATTAGAAGAAGATCAAGATCTGTATGTTCGTGAAGGCGATTTTATTTTGTATAATGATTATTATTACGAGATAGTTAAACTAACTGAGCCAAAATTGTTATTTGGTCAAAATAACAAAGAACTTGAAATAGCGGCCATATGTAAGAGAGCAAGGAAGGGACTTTTTGATGCTACCTGATAATTTTGATTTTGCAATGCTTCCTACTGGAAGTGCTCACTTTACTTTGAAAGAAGTTGGAATGTTGGGTTCTTCTATTGAAAGTGTTGATTATGCATTGATGTCGTGGATAAAAGAAGACTTAAACCTACTCACTACAACCAATTCGGGTTTTAAGAAAGTGCCTATTTTGTGGCAAGCCCCAGAAAGAGCTTTTCAAATTAAAAACGACAAGAGCCTTAGAGATGATGCCGGTGGCTTAATACTTCCGCTTATAAGCGTCGAGAGAACAGGAATAACAAAAGATCCATCCCGCAAAGGAACGTTTCAAGCGCATCTTTATTCTCAAGATAAAAACGGTCGTTCGGGTCGCTTTATAGTTGGAAGAAGAATAGTTCAAGATAAAACTAGAAATTTTGCTGTTGCGACTGGCACGAGAAACAATGTTGGTCAAAAGTCACAAAGACATTCTCCGAGAACCAACAAGAAAGTAGTAATTCAGTTTTTATCAATTCCAATTCCTGTATATGTTGACCTTGAATATAAAATCTCCATAAGAACAGAGTATCAACAGCAAATTAATGAGCTAATGCAACCTTTTATAACACGTACTGGACAAATTAATGCATTTACGATGCACAGAAATGGACATGTATACGAAGGTTTCATCGATCAGAGTTTTACGCACAGCAACAACGTCGGTGCGATGGGAGAAGATATAAGACTGTTTACGAGCGAGATCACTATTAAGGTATTGGGCTACTTAATTGGTGAAGGAGAGAGCGACGATCGCCCAATAGTTCGGCTAGAAGAGAATGTGGTACAAGTTAGCTACCCACAAGAATCTATAGCCCCTCCGGGGATACCAAATACGTTTGGTGACATCCTGAAGTGAAAGATAGGTTTTTTATAGTTCCTGAACAGCTTTTTGAGACTCAAAATACTATTTAATTTATGATTGCAGCATCATTTGCGTGAATTTTAATAAGAGGAAAACAATATGTCAGCACAAAGTTTTAAATTTGTATCTCCTGGAGTGTTTATTAATGAGATTGATAACTCATTTATCCCCAAGACTGCAGACGCTATCGGGCCCGTAGTAATAGGTCGGGCGCCCCAAGGAATGGCTTTAACACCGATTAAAGTACAGTCTTACGAAGAGTTTGTAGAAGTATTCGGCGGTACCGTTCCTGGTAATGGAGGCGGAGATGTATACCGCTATGGTAACTATCAGGCTCCCATGTATGGAACTTACGCCGCAAAAGCATTTTTGGCTTCGAATGTTGCTCCTCTTACCTACATTCGATTGTTAGGTACTCAAAGTCCTGATGCGACTTCAGGATATTCTGGTTGGGTAACAACAAAAACACCGGCTTCGTGTACTTCGGATAATGGAGGCGCTTATGGTCTTTTCGTTATTGCGTCTAGTTCGACAGCTACTGCTCTTTTGGGAACAGCTAGCTTAGCGGCTGTTTGGTATGTTGACTCTGGCTCTCACGTAAAATTAAGTGGAGCGCTTTACGGCGGAACCGGTGTGACCACAACAGCCCCCGCAGGCACTGGTGGCGATTTGGGAATTAACGCTACAGCTTCTTACGGAGCCGTTATCGCAACAGATTCCAATAACCTGTTCACAGTCTCGCTTATTACGCAAGATGCGCTTAGTTCTGCGGAATCAACAGAGAATATCACATTTGGATTTGATGACAGCGCCGACACCTTCATCAGAAGCAAGTTTAACACAAATCCTCAGTTAGCTTCTACAAAGGGGGCTTTTTATCCGTCTGCCTCTTATGAGAGTTATTGGCTTGGAGAAACATTTGAGCAATATTTAAGATGGAACTCTCTTGATACACAAGCGAAGCTAGGTTTCATTTTGCCTCTTGGCAGTAGTTCTTTCGGCAATGGTCCCGCTAAAATGCAATCAGTGGGATCCCCTGCAGGATTTCAAGATGCTATTGCAGGATGGTTTATCGGACAGGATCTTGGCACTGCCGCGAACAATGTTCCTTTTAATAAGCAGAAGCTTTTCCGACTTAAGGGTCGTGGACATGGCGAGTGGCTCCACAAGAACTGCAAAGTGGGTGTTGAAAAAATTCGCCAGTCGACATCTTTAACAGATGATTACGGAACATTTTCGGTGGTTATCAGAAAGATTTCCGATACTGATGCAAATCCAATTGTTTTAGAGAGGTTCGATAATTTAACTTTAGATCCGACTTCTGTAAACTACGTTGAGCGCAGAATTGGTGATAAATTCACGAAATGGGATACCACCGCTAGGCGCCTTAAAAGTTATGGCGAATATAACAATAATTCTAAATATGTTTATGTAGACATGAACACTGATGTTGCCGCCGGCGCCACAAATGCCAAGCTTCTTCCATTCGGATATTTTGGTCCTCCACGATTCTCCGGAATGAACCGCGTGACAACGCTTTGGGAAGCTGACGGAGCGGATATCGTTGATGGTGATTCTGCGAAAGCTTACTATGTCACTGACGGATTTACCCGCGGTACCGCTGCCGGCTCCGGTCGAGTTGCCTTCAATCAAGCCTTTATTTCCGGCGGTGTTAACGTGCACGCCGATCTTGCAGTTTCTGGTGCTATTCTTTTCGGCGCTAAGTCGATGCTCGCCGGCGATGTAGCCGCTCCATGGACTTTAACAGCTTCAATAGAGATGCCATATGCTCCGCTCAGAGTTTCGGCTTCTGACGGCGGAATGTCTGATGTTACAAAGGCATCGTTCGGTATAGCTAGCAGAAGGACGCAGACCAGCACAAGAGGTGGGCGCTTGGGAATTGAAGATTTCCACAGAAGGCTATATGCCGATATCGGTGACGATCCCTCAACGACAACATGGGGCGCCGGAATCGATCCATATTCGTATGTTTTTACTATGGATGATGTTCAGCTAGACTCAAGCATTACTAATGGCTATTATTATGCCTCTGGCTCTCGTGCCCGCGAAACATCTGTTTCCGCCGGCGGAAGCTACACAACGTTGTTGGATGCCGGAATCGATAGCTTCGTTGTTCCATTTTTCGGAGGACACGATGGCGAAGACATCAAGGCGCCAGATCCTTACTATAACGAAGGAATGGGCTCTTCTCCCACAGAAACAACGAATTATGCATATTATTCGTGGCTCCGCGCAATTGATACCTTAGCAGATCCTGAGCTGTTGGATATGAACGTCATGACTGCTCCTGGTCTCACCAAAGATGCCCTCACGGGACATATGATAGATGTTTGTGAAGATCGCGCAGATGCGATCGCCGTCATCGATCTTGCTAGTGTCTATCTTCCGTCTCATGAAATATATAAGAGCGCCAAGGCAGATAGAATTGGAACAACTCCGCAAGCGGCTTCTACTGCACTTCGAGATAGAAGAATTGATTCAAGCTATGGTTGTACATTCTATCCATGGGTGCAAACTAGAGATGCAGCTAATGGTAGGTTATTGTGGGTGCCCCCCAGTGTCGCTATGCTGGGTGTCATGGCAAGCTCTCAGGCTGTTTCTGAAGTTTGGTTTGCTCCCGCAGGCTTTAATCGCGGCGGCTTAACTGAGGGCGCCGCTGGGATCCCAGTTACTGGAATTACAGAGAGATTAACATCTAAACAAAGAGACACTCTTTACGAATATAACATTAATCCAATTGCATCTTTTCCATCTACAGGAATAGTCGTTTTCGGACAAAAAACATTGCAGGAGAGACAGTCTGCTCTTGATAGAATTAATGTGAGAAGACTGGTTATTTTCATGAAGAAGCAGATTTCCATTCTTTCCACGCAGGTTTTGTTTGAGCAAAACGTTCAAGCAACATGGGGTCGATTTAAGGGTTTAGTGGAACCATTCTTAGCCAATGTTCAGACAAAGTTTGGTATTACTGATTATAAGTTAATTCTTGATGAATCAACTACAACCCCAGATTTAATTGATCAAAATATTTTGTATGCAAAGATCATGATCAAGCCAGCTAGAGCGATTGAATATATTGCCATTGACTTTGTGATTGCGTCCACGGGTGCTTCTTTTGATGATTAAAAAAAACAAGGGACAAGCTTTTTTGTCCCGCAACACTAATTAAAACATATAAGAGGAGTTTCAAATTATGCCATTCTGGTCAACAAATTTTGGTGAAGACAAAACACTTAACGATCCCAAAAGAAAATTTAGATTTATAGTATCATTTCAGGGGATCCAAGCTGCACAAGGTGGCGCCCTTCTTTGGTATGCTAAAACAGCAGCAAAGCCTTCTTTTAAGGTTGAAACTACCGAACATACTTATTTAAATCACAAGTTTCATTATCCCGGATCAATAAGTTGGGAAGAAATTTCTATTACTTTGGTTGATCCTGTTGATCCCGACATGACAGCAACTCTTTCAGATATAATCACACAGGCAGGTTATTCTCCTCCTGCTAATCCAAACGTTCTTTCGACAATTTCAAAAGCAAAAGCAACTACCGCGTTAGGCACCGTGACAATCGCACAGCTTGATTCCATGGGCGCAGAGCTTGAAACATGGACCTTGTGGAACGCTTTTATCACTGAAGTTAAATACGGCGATTTAGAATATGGTAGCGAAGACATTATCGAAATGACAATCGGATTACGCTACGATTGGGCCCGCGTGGAAACAGCCAAGCCTTCGGTCGCTGTTGCGGGATCCGGCGGAACAGAGTTTTTTGGCTTAACAGAAAGCTAAAATTATAGTATAATACAATAAGAGGTGTATATTGTCAAGAAATAAGAATCGTGTAGGTTCACAGCAGCCTGATACGAGCACCCCTCCTCAGACGCATCACGATGATGGGGGCGGTTTTTCATTTGTGGTGCCTACTGAATTTGTAGAACTGCCTTCACAAGGCAAATTTTATCCTGAAGGGCATCCTTTATGCGGAGAAGATAGTATTGAGGTTAGGCAGATGACTGCCAAAGAAGAAGACATATTGACTTCTAGAACCCTTCTTAAGAAAGGGGTGGCTTTAGACAGGGTATTGTTGAACATAATTGCCGATAAAAGAATTAGCACGGAGGACTTGTTGGTTGGCGATAGAAATGCCATTATCATCGCGGCGAGAGTTTCCGGATATGGCAGTGATTACGATACATCGGTTGCTTGTCCAAGCTGTCTTAACGTGCAAAAATATAGGTTTGATTTAAATCGTGCTAATATATATCACGGGGATCCCGAGGAAGGGCTTGAGGTCGTTGATAATCAAAACGGAACTTTTACTACTCAATTGCCCAAAACTCAATTAAGTGCAACTTTTTGTTTGCTAACCGGAAAATCAGAAAAATCATTTCTTGCCGGTGTTGAGGCAGATCGAAAAAACAAAAATCAACACGAGCGCGCCGTAACAAGGCATTTAAGAAGTACATTAGTTTCTGTTAATGGAAATAGCACCTCCGAAGCGATTAATTACACTATCGAGAACCTTCCCTCTATGGATGCTCGGCACATTAGATTAGTATACAAACAAGTGGCTCCAGATATCGATTTAACACAGCATTTTGCTTGTGAGAGTTGTGATCACGAAGAGCAAATGGAGGTTCCGCTTACGGCGGACTTTTTTTGGCCTGACCGATGAATATATGGAAGATGTATACGAACAATTCTTCTATTTAAAATATACCGGCGGCTGGAGCTTTAGCGAGGCTTATAATTTGCCAGTTGGATTAAGAAAGTGGTTTGTCTTAAGGCTCGTTAAACAGCTAGACGAAGAGAGAGATGCCATGGAGAATGCCTCTAAGGGCTCGGGTTCTTCGAGTTCACAAGTCCTAACCCCTCAGAACCAGCCCGGCCCCCCTCCGGGAATACCACAGGGCGCCACTAAGAAAGCAAGATGAGCGTCTTGCTTTTTTTTTATGAAACTATTTATTTTTAGCACTAAAGGTATCTATTATCCATGGCTGAATTTTCATTAGACGAAATACAAAACGCAGTTAAACAGGGGATTCTTGACGGTTTTGCTAGCGCTCCCGGCGGCGAAGCCGGCTCGGACGGCGGTTTTGCGCCACCCGGCGCCACAACAATCACACAAGAACATATAAATAAAGCCGAAGACTATCTCGCTCGCCTCCGGGACATGGAACAGACAGAAAGAACGCGCATCCAGGTGCACGAACAAGGTATTCGTCTCGCAAAGATGAGGCTCGCTCTAGCAATAAAAAGAGGTCTGCTCACCGAGGAGGAATTAGAGAACCTCCGAGACGAAGTTAAATTAGAGGAAAAGCGCCTCGACGCATTAAAGAAAGCAAATGCCGCGCGCGAAAACGCAATTAAACAAATCAAAAGCATGAACGATAACATCGCCGGCAGCCTGTCTGTTTATAAAACACATCCTCTTTTTAATGTTAAAAAAATAGCAGCTATTGGCAAAACCTTTAAAGAAGCCGGCGCAAAGGGCATAGTACCGTTTCTTGGTGCTTTGGCTGGCGGAATTATTACCGGCTTCATTAATAATGTAATTGGTCTTATATTTGAAATTGATGGGATGAGAACCTCTTTTCAAAGAACAACCGGCGCCAGTCGCGAATTCGGAAATGAAGTAGCTAAATCATATACGCGAACTAGAGAATTTACTGCAACCATAAAAGAAACATCCGCAGCGTGGGAAGGCTTGTATTCAGGCATGAGCACTTTTACGATGATCAGCGCTTCCGCGCGAGAAGAGATAGGCGATACGGTGACTTTGCTGAGCAAATATGGAGTTGCCATTGGCGATGCCGCGAAAGGGATGGAGTTAGCTACTAAGGTAATGGGACAAGGACCCAGAGAGGCCGCCGAGTCGATGAGAGAGCTGACCGCTACGGCGATTGACTTGGGGGTTCCCCCTAAACAGCTAGCTTCTGATTTTGCTAAGTTTGGTGGCACCTTGGCTAAATTAGGCAAAGACGGAGAGAAGGCTTTTAAAGATTTGGCAAGAGTTTCTAAGATCACTGGCTTGGAAATGGGCAAGCTATTGCAAATGACCGACAAATTTGATACGTTTGAAGGCGCCGCCACTCAAGCTGGTAAACTTAACGCTGCTCTAGGTGGAAACTTTGTAAATGCGATGGATCTGATGACAGCCACTGATCCGGTAGAGCGTTTTGAGATGCTTCGTGATTCGCTCTTAAATGCCGGCTTATCTTTTGATGACATGTCATACTATCAGCGTAAGTTTTACGCCGATTCTTTGGGCTTGGGCGATGTTAGCGATTTGGCGATGATGATGTCGGGTGATATGAATACTCTTGGCGGGGAAATAGGAAAAACATCCGCAGATTACGCGGAGATGGCAGACAAACAACAAAAAATGGCAACACTACAAGAAAAGTTCCAAACTATCATAGCCAAATTGACGCCTCTTTTATTGCCAGTTTTAGATAAATTTCATGAATGGGCAGACGCGGTTCTCAAAAATGGAGGCGCGTTTAAAGAGCTTGAGACTTCGGTCAAGGGGTTCATAGACCCAATTAAGACAGTAATGGGATATATTGGCTACATGCTCGCACATTGGCCGGCCTTTCTCGCTGGTTGGATTGCGTATAAGACTTTGACTATACTTCTCACAGGCGTCATATCAGCCAAAGCTGCTGTTGAAAGAAGCGCCGCACTTTCCGCCAATTTAATGGGCAGTGCTGGACTGAGAAATTTAGCAGCAATGTCAAAATCAGTGCCGGTAATTTTAGCAGTTGGTGCGGCAGTGTTAATGATGGGGGCCGGCTTGGGCTTGGCTGCTTGGGGAGTTTCAAAATTAGCTGAATCGTTCTTTCTCTTAGACATCGCCCAGATGATTGGAGTAGGCGTTGCTCTAACGATACTTGGCGCCGTCATGCTGGGCTTTACATATATGATACTGACAATAACGCCGGCAATCGCTATGAGTTATCCGCTTATTCTTGCTTTGGGAGCTGCTTTATTCTTAATGGGCGCCGGTGTTGGAATTGCGGCACTGGGCATGGCAGAACTAGTCAAAGCTATAAATCCAGAAAGCGCCGCCGCATTCGGGATATTTGCAGGTTTCTTGGGAATGTTCTCGTTGGCAATTATATCTTTAGCCGCAGCCCTTACTCTGATGGGGAATCCGTTGGCACTAATGGGTGTTTGGAATTTAGGAAGAGTTTTCGAGAAATTAGAAAAGTCATCAATTAGAATGGGCCCCGCCGCAATTGCTCTCGGTGAAATTCTCGGATCTGTTAAAGAGATAGACAAGTATGGATTGGGACCAATTGAAACTTCGTTTAAGAATATTGCAACAAGTATTAACTCAATAGACCTCATAAAACTTGTGGCTATGAAAGCATTGTTGAACACCTCGACTAAAGCGCTTAAAGCCGCGGAATCGGCTGGCTTCAGAGCTGACGCCGGCGGACGCGGCGGACGCGGCGCCGGCGCCATAGATCGCCGCAACGTTGTTAACGAAAAATCCAGAAAAATCACAATTCTCATAGAATTGAAACTAGATAAAGTGAAATTTGCGGATGCTGTGATTGAGGTTCAAGGCAACGAGGGCAAACAAATGCTCTATGGAGAAAGTTGATGATAAAAAAGGAGAATAAATAATGGCAAGAAAACTTGATATCAGCTGGCTGTCCCAGGAGCCTCGCACAGACTTTAGTTCAACAAAATATCAAAAAATCGAGTCTGTCGGCGAGCTTAAGAACGTTGATGTTCTCGATGAAGCGGGAGGCGCCCCAGTGGACTCTCAAACTCTACATAATAGAACAGTTGGCTACAGACCGCAGTATGCCGACGCGTCTGATGCATATGCCAATCACAGTCGAAATATTATTAGTTTTCTGCATGTCCCCTCACAGCAGTCGATCTACTGCAAAGCATTTATAACTTCTTTTAATGAAACCTACAAGAGCGATTGGGCTACTGAGCATGTATTTGGTAGAATAGATCCTATCTATTCATTTAAAAATACAGGTCGATCGATTACTCTAAATTTTAATATGCCCGCAGCCACCGAAGGCGAAGCGTTTGAAAATCTATATAAAGTTGGGTTTTTATCTGACATGCTTTATCCAAACTACACTAGTGTCGGAAGCGCACAAACGATCTCTCAATCTCCATTAATTCGAATGAAGGTTATGAATCTTCTACAGTCTCAAAGGGCTTTGTACAATGAGGTCCGGGAAACTGCCACCAAAGGCACCAATGACTGGAACCTCCCACAAGGTCGACAATTTGAGAATCTTTCTCAAGGCAACAACAACAGCGCGACCATGGGACAATTGGGCGTTATTACTAGTTTAACTATCAATCATAATTTGGAAAAATCAGACGCCGGCGTTATCGAAGCTGGCAAAAATCTTATTCTACCTAAAGTTATCGAAGTTTCGATATCGTTTGATGTTATACATGAAGTTCCTCGCGGTTGGAATAATAGCAACTGGCACCAGAACCCCGGCGGCCCATATGGTCTGGAGCCCAATACAGGCGATGGTGCTGGAACCTACATGAAATTCAGTCGCGCCAAGGAATTCTCCGATATCGAAGCTAAAAACATTGGGAACCGGAGCGCGCTCACCGAACTCGAAGAAGCTGCAGAAAAAGGTCGAGTGGAGGGCTTGGGCGCCCAAGCAGCCAAAGATGCCGCCGCTGCAAAAGCAAAGACTTTGCTAGGTCAAATGCGGTCGACGCGTCAAGAAAGAAAAGACATGTCCTTTAGCGCCCGGTGGGAATCAAGAAAGACTGGAGCAGAGCAAAAGATCACAGAAATCGAAACAAAACTAAACACCTGGGCTTCCGCCGATGGCACGTGGCATGATTTTACTTAGAGAGATTAAAGGAATTTAAAAATGTCGAGATATTCAGACACCAAGTTATTTTTGAATAACACAGAATATTATATGCCCCTCAAAAAGAAAAGAGGGGTAAAAAATATTGTTCACCATGGGACACCTGTGTTAAAAAATCCCAGCGTAGCAGACAGAGCCATGATCGCGTCAACATCTTATATTTGGAAATATGGAGATAGATTTTATCAAGTAGCCGATGCATATTATGGCGATGTGAGGTTTTGGTGGGTTATAGCATGGTTTAATGGGTATCCTACCGAAGCCGATATATTTCCCGGAGACGTTATAACGATCCCAACAAACATTTCGGAAGCATTAAGAGTTTTGGGAGTTACGTAAAGTTATGGCAAAATGTAAAGCCAATCCAATCCGCTGCCAAGAGACCAAGCCCGAGAATGTGGCAGCGGCAAGGGTCCTGATAAATGAAGCTGCTGACGCGTGGAAGGGTTATTATCCTGGAGCAGCAAATACTTTGAATTCATTAAATGATAAGGTAATAGCAGGTATGGACGATCTGCTTGCTCATGAAGTGTATCATCACGGCAGCGGCGACATAAAGGACATCTGGGGGGGATATAAAGGATATGATTGGCCAGACACTACAGAAGGCGCCGCCGCGATCGCTGCCAACGCCGGTGAAGCCATCGGATGGCAATGGCGGTGGTGTGGCAAGAATTCCCGGCTCGTCGCCTCGAAATGCGGGTCGTATTACGACAACGGCGGCGCCGATAAGCCTTTTTTTACAACATGGGCAGGCCCTGCCCATGGCTTTGCAGCAGACTACCCGGGCGGTGACAATTTCTCCGACTTCTACACCGACCCGACGAGGACGGAAACAAGCTTTAAATCCAATGTCCCCGGCGTCTGGGGAGAATTTCAATATTCTTGGGATGCCATGTCTACAACCGCTTACACTCACAACTGTTTTCCAAGCTCGTATGGAATGACGGACTCAGACGTAATGAACGATCTTAACGATGTTTCGTCCGCCGGCGCCGGCGGCAAAACCAAACAAGAGGAAGCTTTAGAAAAAGCTTACGAAAGAGCAATAGGAGAGGAGAATTGCTGGATATTGGATCACCTTGACCAGTGGAAAGAACTCACAAAATATTCCGAAGATGGAGACGCTAGCACGCACCACACCGGTGCTGGTCAATATTCCCTTTTTAGACTAATCTATATAAATTGTGGCGGTATGAAAGACTACCCCGGCGGCGAGCACAAACAAGGTGGCGGCAGCGAGTGGACGGTCAATGATAGGTTCCTTTTTTGGGAAACCAACACATGCTTTATGGATAACCGAGATGGAAGTTATGCTTACATTGACAAATCAGCAACCGTGCCCGCGGGAGATACATCAACCACCATGAATTACCAGGAGTACCAATGGAATTATCCTCTTGGTGGCTTGGGTTCCGGCGCCGGACAGCCAGCGACCGCCAACCAGGGCGCCCAGACATTCAGGGGAACAGTGGGGGGATCCCGCTACGTCGCACCCAACAGCGCCTGGAAGCGCGGCGGACCGATGCGCGAGCTGGACCATAGTGATCTCAAAAAGGAATTCAACAAGGTCAAGAAAGTGTACGACGAGTTTATGGCAAAGCTGGAGGAGGCTAAAGATAAAGCTCAGGAGCTTTATTGCGCCAAGACCAAGGCGCTCGACGTGTACGACAAGGAGATCAAGGATCTGGAAGACTCCGAGGATCCGGAAGATCTCGCTGAAGCGACCCGCCTTAAAGAAGAGCGCGATGCCATCGAAGACGCATCTGTCATAGAACTAACTTCAGACTACAGGAAGAAAGAACTTTATAGAGAGCAGTGCTTTTTGCTAAGCGGCATGCACAAGATATCTGATTGGAAGCATGATCTTCTGGAGAGACCGGCTTTTAATCGCCCTAATTGGACTAGTTATGCCGTTCCTAAGACTGGGCTGCCTGTAGGTCACGCGTGGTATGATAAGCTGGGCATGTGGCGCCCCAAGAAACTTCCATATGAAGAGAAGCCCACCGCCCGACCGGATGAACTTAATAAAACATATTTAGAAAATTACAATCAGCACACAAATGCCAGCCTTATGGTTGATGGTGAGCCATATGCTTTTATTAATAGATTAACGCAATCGCCTAGTCAAAAATATCTTTTTGAAGCGATGTCTCAAGATATTTCTACATTTATGCCGATGGTAAGATTATATAAAATTACAACTTCGGATTATGAAGCCGGCTCCGGTTACCGGACGTTTAGTGAAAAAGAATTTAATTTTGATCAATATGCTACGCCTGAAGACGTTGAAAGTCTCACCAAAAATAAAGAAAGACGCAGTTTTGGAGTCGGGCTGAAGAGCTTTAACATTAAATTTGACGGTAGCAATCCTTTTGCAGTTAAAAAAAGCATTAAAGCTAATTTGAAGATTTTTGCAGCCAACTTTACAGAATTATTGAGACCTCGCCCCGGAGGTTATCGATATGTAGACTTGGCTCTAAAAACCGGCGGCGATAGCCAAAAGAACAAGATCCCCGGCGACAAGGCGGGCGAATGGTCAACATGTGAAAATAGTGTTCAACAGGAAAACACGGCACTATCAAAATTAAATTTTAGGTTGAAGGCGGTCGTTGGCTGGAATGAGGCTAATGGAAACCTTAGCCACCTAAGCAATTCTCAAATAAAAGACGCAATATATGATTCTTATGTGACAATAAATTTAACTCCTACTGTACATAATTTTGAGATTGACGAGATGGGTCGCGTCGTGCTGAGTATTAATTATTTAGCTTATATAGAGGACTTTTTCGATCAAGAACAATTTAGTATTTTTACAAATAAGGACGTTTTAATCCCCCAAATGTTGAGGGGGCTAACCTATAAACATTGGGACGCTTTGTGCAATTCTGAAGAGCTAACTAATATAAAAGACAGCTATGGGGAGCTTATTCTTGAGGAAAAAAGAAGAAGCGTTTCTCATTTAATTAAGAGATTGGTTGAAAAAAAACAAATCTTTAATATTAGAGCGAATTCTGCACAAATGGAAGAGTATATGCAAGGCGGACCTTTCCGCGATCCGCCGGGCGCCCCCACACCGATGTCTTTAATACCATCAAATGACACATTTCCCAAAGACCTTAAAGCCTCGATCGAGACTGCACTAAAACGTTACGGTCAAGAAGATCAAGGATCAGTTGCATTTTCTTTAACTGTTACTAATCCCAATTCCGAGTATATCTCGTTTTTTTACCTGAGCGATTTAATAGATAATATCTTAGAAGGAATAGATCTTTCGTTCAATGAATTGGGCACTATTCTTGAAGAAGTCCCTCATGAATATACAGCCGAGGCGGGCGAGTGGGGATTTACAACAAATCTATGCGACAGGGTTAACAAACGGCAGGAACTCGAAGCGTTCCGAGCAAATTTTGAAAACTATAGAGTTGTATTGGGACCGTTAGAAATTGAACAGTTTCCCCGGGCAGGTAAGACAAAATTTATTAATATAGGCGACATTCCCGTTTCTGTAAAATATTTTGTGGAATTTTTGACAGAAAAATTATCAAGCAAAGAAGAGGGCGTATACCTTTTATCGAGATTTATGAACGACATTATAAACGGCTTGGTGCGTACATTTCTTAATGATGATACTTGTTGGGATGTAAAAACCAATCAGAGAGTATCGTTAAACCAAAGTGCGATCTCCTCGTACAGGGAAGGACCGCCTGCCAACGTATATGGACAATCTCGCGATGAAATAACCCATCATCTTGCTGGGGTTAAAGGTGAATGGACCCCCGAAGGCCCTGGCAGTTTACCAACATTTAACGGTAGACTGCGCATGGCAGATGTTAATATAGGAAAATATCAACCACTGTTACAGGTAGGCGGCGCCCGCGGCAAGCCCGACGAGGGCAACCCTGGTGTTGGGGAAGAAATCAATTATATGATTTATTCGGTGGGAAGAACCCAGCCGGCTGAATATATGAAGGGGAATAAAACTTTTGATGAAGAGAGGGGTATATTTCACTATATACTCGGAAGAGATAAAGGAATCATCAAGAGCATAAATCTTCAAAAAACCCAGACCCCGGGTCTCCAAGAAGTAAGATTTGAACAATCTGGTTATGATGGACTTAAGCAGCTGCTTGTACAATATGATGTTGATATTGAAACTTATCTAAATATTAAAACATTTCCGGGAACATATCTCTTTGTTGACCCACGCGGCTTTGATCCCAGCAGTAATTTGATCCCGTGTTCTGACAATAACTTAACCGAATATGGTATAGGCGGCTATTACATGATTATTAACTCAGAGCACACTATATCGGCTGGTACCCCACCCACAACTAAGATTGTTGCAAAATGGGTGAATAAGATAGGTCACGATCCCGATGACGATGAACATACAAAATGTGGTACAGTCCAAACTGTTGAAGAGCTAAGCGCCGGAACCGAATCAACAGCGTGCGGAACATCTCGCGCCTTAAGAAAAGATGAGTCTGGCGGATTGGGAGGAACCACAGTAGATGGCGTCTCTTTAGAGGCACCCACTGAATATTTATAGGATGGATTAAAATGGCTGGCAATTATAGAAAGAACAACAAAGGCGGCACGATCGATGTTTATTTGCAGCGCGTAATTTACGGGGGAATGTTAAATAGTATAAAAAAAAATGCCCATAGAAACATAACGGACTTTAACTTTGGTGAAAAAATTCTTTTTGGCCGAGTAGACATGCATTATATTCCGATTGTATTGAGACCCAAGAATATAAACTATCTTCCCAATACTGCTCCGGGAGAGACACAAATAGGAGCAGTAAATTTCGTAATAGATGCATTTAAAGAGCTTTCCTTACAATTTGAAAAAGCCGCCGCAACAGGAAAAATAGCTTCCGACGATCCTTTTTTGTCTAGTTTAAGAGCCTATAAGGGTTATCAAAATTCAAGTACAATGTATGCTGAATATTTTAAAATATATTCTAGAGCAATTGCCTCTGCCTTTAGGAAAGAAGAAAATCCTCCAGTATACTTTGAGCAATTTATGAACAAATTGTTACCAATGATTAAAAACTCGGTACGCCAGCAACCATTTACAAGAACCGGCTTTGTTAAAAGTCGACGATGCCCCATTGCTTGTAGCGGATTGGCAATTGAGATTGCTGACCTATCTTATGCTAATGACCAAGACAAAATTGATAAATTTGTAAATAGTAAGAATTGGGACTTTTATGTAAATGCTTGCAATGCCTATGGATTCATGATAGATAAAGACATTCCTTGGAGACTAATAGCAGATATAGGAAACACAGAATATCTAGAACAATATGCTGGACCGACGTATGGAATTTATCAAAAGCAGACCTTGTTTAACAGATTCTATGATATAGTTCATGAAGATTATTATGCAGCGTTTAAACATTATCTATTGAAATTGTACAACATATCAACCCCTCGTTTTGTTAAAGAAGCTGAATATTGCCAAAGAAGTGGCACCCAGAAGCATATTCTCTCAGCCACAGAAACATATGACCCGAACCTTTTTGGAGATGAAATTTCAGAAGAATACTTCTTAAGAACTTATTTTAAAATCAGGTTTATGGAAGAGGAGTCACAATTTACGGAAGAAAAGCAACAACAAATTATTGAAGATGTGATAAGATTATATAATGCTGATAATAAAAATCTTAATGTTTATTTGTTTTTCTTTGAATTTATTTTAAATAAAACAGTTGACTATGTTGGCTCAGTGAGTTATATTAAGACAGCACTAAGAGAACGGCGAGCTGATGATTTTAGAAGAGGTAGAACTTCCCCAAATACCCCCGCTCAAAGCCGCAAAAATTCCGAACGAGAGCTTGCGTCGACAGCGACACAAGATGGAGAGCCGATCGGACCACTGGCAACAGATTGGTGGCAGGAGGATCCCGTCGTTCGCGCGCCATGGGATCCTCCATTGGGAACCATAGATCCGCGCAATCGTGATTCTGAATCATAACGGAGTAAAAATGATATTTCAGGCGCTTGACGATAAGTCAGAATGCATTGGAATTTACGCAGACGGCAAATTATCGTTTGATAGCTTTCCGGAAAATCTAACAAAAACATGGCGCCATAGCGCATCCATCACCGACCCATCGGTGGAGTATGCCTGGATACGCGCTGGGGGGCGCAATATTGCCGATTGCTGCCCAGAAGATTTGTGTAATGAGCTTCAGGCTGCCCAAAGAAAAATGAAGGCTTATCTCAAGTCTTTCACGATCGCTAAAGTGAATATGATGGATCACTGTATATTTGATTTGATTCCTCACGACTTTCTTGTGCACTTCTGCGAGATCAAAAATAAAATCACAGAGCATGTGTTTGAAAGCTTTGAGCAGCCTGAAAACTACGAGCACCTAAATAGCGTGTACAAACTATTACATAAAATTAGATACCAGAGGTTAAACTTAAGCGGCGAAGATTGTAAGCAGCTTTTTTATTCTTCAATGAATCGTCAAAAGATTCAGGAACTGATGAAGAACTATAAAACAATTGATTACAATATGTTTGGAACCATCACCGGCCGCCTGACAACACATCCTGAATCATTTCCAATACTGACTCTCAAAAAAGAATTGAGAAGAATTATTAAGCCCCACAATGATCTCCTGATGAGTCTCGATTATAATGGCGCAGAAATTCGCACACTTCTTGATCTTTGTGGACAAGAACAGCCACCCTATGACGTTCATGAGTGGAATATTCAGAATATTATCAATGATTTAGAGATGAGGCGAGAAGAAGCAAAGCTCTACTTTTTTGCTTGGCTATATAATCCAGATTCGAACGATATTGATTCAGATTATTATGATCGCAAAAAAGTTCTTGACAAGCACTACATAGATGGTTATATTTATACTCCATACGGACGCAAAATCAAAGTAGAACAGAGAAAAGCGTTAAACTACCTCATTCAGAGTACGACAGCAGATCGAGTGTTGGCAAAAGCAGTTTTAATTGATCAGATGCTCGAAGGTAAAAAGTCTTTTATCTCTCACATCATTCATGATGAAATAGTAATTGACTATGCAGACGAGGATAGAAACATCGTAGTAGGAATTAGAGAGGTATTCGAAGACGGATATCTGTCGAACTTTAGAGCAGGAAAAGATTATTATAATCTAAATGAGATTAAGCTATGATATCGATTGTGGGATTGGGCACCGCCGCCTCAAAAATTGCCGAGAAATTTAAACAGACAAAGAATTATAATATTTATGTGATGAGCGACAAAGTTCAGAAAAATTCAAAATATAAGTTTAAACTAAAGTCGTTTGAAGATCCCGAGAAATATGAAGCCAATATCCCAAATGTAAAAAAGTTTTTTGCTGAGCTTGGTGATCGCGTACAGTTTTTTATTGTTGGATCTTCATTTAGTTCGAATTATACTCTCGGCATTTTAGAGCAACTTAAAGATAAAAAAGTAGATGTTTTTTATATACAACCTGATGCAGAGTTGATGACCGGTGTTCCCAAATTACTTGATAAGATAGTGTTTAGTGTGCTGCAGCAATACGCAAGATCCGGTTTACTAAACTCATTTACTCCTATATCGAACGTTTTGGTTGAAAAATCTATTGGAGACATTCCTATTAAAACATACTATGATAAACTTAATGATTCGATCTTTTCAACAGTTCATTATATAAATTATTTTAATCATGCAGAGCCAGAAATTGGCATGGTAACACAGCCACTCGATATTAATCGTATAAGAACTTACGGAATTTTAAATATAAAAAATCTTGAAGAAAAATGGCTTTATGAGCTTGACATGGAACGCGATGTATGTTATTATTTATGTATCAATAGAGAACGGTTAGAGAAAGAAGGAGGATTGCATAAGAGGATTGTAGATATGTTGAAGGAGAAGCCTCGTAATGCATTTCGTAAAATTTCTTATGCAATTTATGAAACAGAACACAAAGACTTTGGGCTCTGCGTTGCCCACACTAACGCAATTCAAAATTACACTTGACAAGCTACGTTGAGTGTATTACAATAGGAATCAAGGAAAGCTTGATTTACTTTACCCAACAACAGGAGAAAACTAAAATGGGAATTGATATGGAACTGATGC